GCTAAACAAGCGGGATGGCAATATGCTCATGGTGAAAGTGGATATGAGGCTTTGTGGGCATTTGGAAAATTAGTAGCAGAAAAAGAACGTGAGGCTTGTGCTGAATTATGTGATGACAGAACAACTGCTTACCAATATGCAACTGATTCATGGGCGCAAGAACATATTAACGAAGCAAAACATTTAGCTGAAACAATCCGAGCAAGGGGACAAGAATGAATAAAAATATTTACACATGGATTTTTGTAATTGTATTTTTATTTTTTGCAATAAGATTTACCATCTGGTATGAATTATTAATATGGGACGAATGTAGATTAACTAATAGTGTTCTTTATTGCATGAAAATGGTGTCAAGATGAAAATATTTAAAGAGATAAAAATTGGTGATTATGTTCTTAGGTTTTACCCATCCGACACTGGTTGGATGTGCGGAATCAGTAAAGAAATGATGGAGGCGTTAGAGAAACTATTAAATGCAAGGGGACGTGAATGACTGACGAAGAAATACACAACATTTATTTGCACATGAGTGGCAAAGCAGAAGGGCTGGTTGAAGCGACTGGCAACGCTGACTTTCCTGTATTGTTTGCTAGAGCAATCCTTGAATACGATAGACTGACAAAAGATGCACAGAACATGGCATCTAAATCTACCTATAAAGAACAACTAGAAACAAAAGATGAGCCTGTGGCATTGGTAGCAGAAGTTCACATAAGTCGCTATACGATTGAATGGACAAATGGACCACTGCCAGAAGGTACAAAGCTCTACACCACACCACAACGCACATGGATAGGACTGACTGATGAGGAAAAAGCGCAATTTGTTGTTGCGTATTACCCATCAAATTGGGACAGAAAAACAGCAGTATCTTTAATGAGCGACTACGAAAAATACCTCAAGGAGAAAAATCATGGATAACCCCAAAAATTCAACACCTATAAAAGAATGGTTAACTTGGTATTTATCTCCACCAGAAAACTGGAATGAAAAATACGGAGATGCCTTTAAATGGACTGAACAAGAAAAAGCATTGATGCAACAACTAAAAGAAAAGAATACATGAATAACAAAGAATTTGAACCAATAAGAATCAGAATAATGCAAGAAGCCTATGAACTCGCTGATCGTGGTGATGTAGAAGGTTACAACGCAGTAAAAGTTATGTGCAATGATGTTCAGAATTTATTAAAGCGTGAATGGGTAGAACTGACTAACAAAGAGATGAAAGCAATAGTTAAAGCACATGATGTTATTTTGACAGGGAAAATGTGGGTTTTTATTGCTGATTTAATAGATGAGTTGAAGGAGAAGAACACATGAACCACGAAAAAACCTTTGAAGCAATTAACAAACTTAAAGATATAGAAATTGAACTAATTACTTTGAGGTAAAAAGGATAACTGATGATTTCACTTACACTAACAGAGAACTATGAATGAAATGCCCAAAATGTGGCACATGGACTTTTGTTTTAACTACCAAAGGCACACGAAGAAGACGTGAATGTGCTAATGAACATAGATTTACAACAGAGGAAATGTGCATTGATGATGAACTATACAAAGAAAAACTAAACCGCATGAAACATGCTTTTAACAACCAAAAACGTAACTTAAAGAAAGAAAATCAAAATGACAAACTACAATGAAACAATGTACCAAATGGTTAAAAAGTTTAGACAAAAACTTAACCTTCCTATATCAGATAGACCACAACTACTTAGGTCGGCCGAAATCAGCTTCTATGCACGGTTTATCATGGAGGAACTAAGTGAACTAATGAGAGCACATGAAAAGAACAACTTGGTGGACGCAGCTGATGCAATCACTGACTTGATCTATGTTGCCATGGGTTGTGCACATCATATGGGCATGCCATTAGAAGATATTTTTGAAATTGTGCATGAAGCCAATATGCAAAAACAGCCAGGTCAAACTAATCGCGGTGTACAGACCGATGCATTAAAGCCTGTTGGATGGATACCACCTGAAAAAGAAATCGAACAAGTATTAGATTCGTTAAAAATAATTTAAATATTTTTAAAAATAGTGTTTACTTTTCAAAAAGTACGGTATAATCCAATTGTTTACTTCGGTAAATAACTAAACTTCTTAACTTCTAAAAGGCTTAATATGAACATCTTTTTTCTTCACTATGTACCACAAATTTCAGCTTTGTACCATTGTGACAAGCATGTGGTCAAAATGGCAGTAGAAACTGCACAACTACTAGCCACGGCACATCATCAACATGGCAATGGTGCCAATGTGACATACAAACCCACACATGTAAATCATCCATCAGCCATATGGGCACGTGAATCAAGATTGCACTATGATTATTTAGTCGACCTTGGTCTTGCCTTATGCAAAGAATATCGCCGCCGTTATGACAATACTCATGCATGCCACAAATTGTTTGTTGGTGAATTACAGTATTGCCCACCTGAAATGAGCAAACTTCCATTGCTTTGGAAGGATCCACCACAATGCATGCCTGATGAGTGCAAACGTGAAACAACATTACAAGGTTACCGTGAATACTACCGCTATAAGCGTACTATCATGGACATGGCATGGTACAAGAATGAAGGCTCATATACACCACCTTTTATGGAGTTAGAACATGCTTAAACAACAAAGATGGGATTTAAGATATTTAGCACTTGCCAAATTAGTCGCATCATGGTCAAAAGATCCGTCAACCAAATGTGGCGCCGTAATTGTTAACCCTCATAATGAGATTGTTAGCATTGGCTTTAATGGGCTACCTAAAGGTGTAATTGATTCAAATGAGCGATTAACTACAAGAAATGTAAAGCTTAAGATGATTGTGCATGCCGAGAGGAATGCCCTTATCTTTGCAAAACAGGACTTACACAAGTGCACAATTTACACATACCCAATGATGGCATGCAGTGAATGTGCAGCTATGATCATACAAGCAGGTATTACTAAGCATGTGTCTATGGTCCACACAAACAAAAATTGGACAGAAAGCTTTACATTGGCTCATGAAATGTTTCAAGAAGCCGGTGTTAACATTGACCTATATTTAAAATCAGAATTGGAGAACGTATGAATATTTCAGATTTAATCGATCAAATTGTAGATGTAAAAAGCCAACGTGAGGCTTTAACTAAAAAAGATAGTGAGCTATCTAAACTACAATCACAAATAGAAGCCGACCTTATGCATGCTATGACTGAGGCAGGCACATTAAAAGCTGCTAATGAAGCTGGTCATAGCGTCACAATGAAAAAAGCAATCCATCCAACCATTGTTGATTGGGATCAGTTCTATGCTTATGTAACACAAACAAATAGTTTTGACCTATTGCATAAGCGGTTAAGTTCTACGGCGTTTAAAGACCGCTGGGAAGCAGGTGAAGAGATCCCCGGCTCTTCATCAGCAGAAGTTTGGGGTATTTCATTAACTAAATCACGTAAATAAGAGGTTACATCATGTCTAAAAACCAAATTGCTTTATTCGAATCCGAACTTGAAAAGTTGGCAAGTGCTTCTTTAGAAGCCGAGCGTAGTGCTACAGGAATTACATTCCTTAGCACCAAGGGTGGTACATTAACGTACAAAGATCAACCTATTTCAGGCAATGCCTTGAATGTTGTGATTCTTAGTTCACCTGTTGAGCGCTTGTACTACACTGCTAGGTACGATCCTACAAACCCAGCCGGTCCGGTTTGTTTTGCACTTGGCCAATCCATGACAGGTTTAAAGCCTAATGTATTGTCCGAGCAAAAGCAAAGTGACATGTGCTCAGGCTGTCCTAAAGATCAATGGGGCAGTGCTACAAACGGTGGCAAAGGTAAAGCTTGTGCCGAGAAACGTAGGCTATTGATTATGACAGCTGATTCTATTGAGTCGGTCGATAGCATTAACATGGCCGAAGTTGCAGCTTTAAGAACACCTGTTACATCGGTTAAGCCTTTTGCTTTGTATTTGCAAAAGATTGCCAATGCAGTTAAACGCCCATTGTCAGCCGTTGTTACCAAGATTAGCCTTGTACCTGATCCTAAGACTCAGTTTAGATTAGAGTTTGATTTTGTTAAGACAATCGATGACATTGAGGTTATTAAGGCATTGATTGCAAGAGGTGAAAAAGAACTTGCCAATGCTATTGAGACTGCCGGTGTTGGCGAGGAAGTCGCTGAAGAAGCTGCACCACAATCATCAAAGTACTAACATGACAGATCCTATCTTCTTAGACTTTGAGTCGGAAGCAATCGGCCCACGTCCTCACCATTATCCACCAAAGCCGGTTGGCTTGGCTGTATTGGACAGGACTGGGCAGTTTGAATCAGGCTACTTTTCATTTGCCCATGATTTTGGCAACAATACTAACTTCGAAACAGTAAAGCGGATGCTGATCCGTATGTGGGAAAGTGGCAGACATATTTGCTTCCATAATGCAATGTTTGATATGGCAATCATTGTCGAGCATTTTCATTTACCGTTTCCCCAGCCGTCAAGAGTACATGACACTTTAGTGCTTGCCTTTTTGCATGACCCATATGCAAGAAGCTTGTCATTGAAAGAGTTGTGTAAAGAATGGTTGGGCATACAACCGGAGGAACGTGATGAACTGTTTGATTGGCTTTCATTGCACATACCTGAAGTTAAACGAAAGCCAAAGAGTGCAGGTGCTTTTATTGCTCGTGGACCGGCAGATCTTGTGGGAAAGTACGCTTCTGCTGACGTTCGATTAACTGCAGGGTTATTTGACTTTACAAAGATGGTTCGGATGGCAATGCCTGCGGCCTATCTTCGTGAAATAACCTTAATGCCAATGCTGCTTGAAAATAGCATGCTAGGTGTTAGAGTTGACCGTCAAGGCATGCTGGAATGCTTACATAAAGCAAATGCAGATATTGCCTTATGCGAGAAGTGGCTGTATGAGTATTTTGGTGATGGAAACATTAACTTTAATTCCGGCGGCCAACTAGTTGCTGCAATTCAGCTTAATGGCTGTTATGACAAAACCAAAAAGTGGCCTGAAAGTGACAAAGGTACACCATTATCCGATAAAGATACTTTAAAGGAAATGATAACCGATGAAACCTTATCCTCAGTCCTACGGCATAGGGACGTGTTGGTTAAATTAACAGGAACCTATATTACCCCTTGGCTAGAGCAATCGGAATCAACTGGGAGGATCTATACCGAATGGAACACTGTAAGAGGTGAAGCCGGTGGGACTAGAACTGGTCGGTTATCAGCAAAGCCAACATTACAGACCATGCCGACTCGTGGCCCAAAGACACCATTACCCACAGAACTTCAGGGTTTAGTTATACCCAAGGTCAGGACATTTATCCTACCGGATGAAGGCCATATGATGGCAGCGGCTGACTTTCAGGCTCAAGAGCTACGTCTATTTGCACATTTTGAGGACGGTAAACTGGCTGAGCAATACCGCCAAGACCCAATGGCTGACTTGCACACCTTTGCATCCAACTTGATGTCACAAAGAGCCGGTCGGCCTATCATCAGAGATTATGCCAAGACTCTGTCATTTGGGATTTTGTATGGTGCTGGACCTAGAAAGATCAGTGACATGCTTGGCATACCATATGTGGAAGCCAAAGAATTGATTGACATCTATAAATCTGAGGTAGCCCCTGGATTGGACAAGATCAATAATGACTTGATGACTAGATACAAGATGCGAATACCGTTCTCTACAATCGGTGGCCGACAAGTTAAGGGTGAACCTGCAAAGCTGATCAATGGCAAGTACATGGAGTTTGGTTTTAAATCATTAAACACTTTAATTCAAGGCTCAGGTGCTGACATGGCTAAGCAAGCAATGATTGACTACTATGCTATTGCTGAAGATAGCAGGTTGTTATTATCATTGCATGATGAGCTGATTATTTCAGCAAAGGCAGATGTTGTGCAACGTGAAGCCGATAAGCTTGAAAAGTGCATGATCAATTCATTTAAGTTGGATGTGCCACTCATTGCAGAGTCTAAGATTGGCAATAATTTTGCAGAGGTTAAATAATGTCATATCCTTATTCATATTCATCCATCAAAACCTACGAAGAATGTCCGGCTAAGTACAAGTTTAGTCGTATTCTTAGACTGCCACAGCCTTCAGGTCCTGCAGCTGAACGTGGCACATTGATTCATGCCGAGATTGAGGAAGCCTTAAAGGGTGGGCTAATGCTTTTATCGGATGAGATTAAACATCTTGCCGACAGCATTGAGACATGGCGGAACAATGGTGCACAATCGGAAATGCAGTTTGCTGTTGATAAGCATTGGAATCCAGTTATGTACAAGCATGACAATGCAATATTTCGCGGCGTGATTGACTTGTACATTGAGCATGAAGACCAAGCCGTTGTGATTGACTTTAAAACAGGTAAAGATCGTGATTATCAAGACCAAGTTAGAGTTTATTCAGCTGTTATTTTAGCAACTAGGCCGCACATTAACAATGTCAGAAATATCATTGAGTTTGTTGATCTAAAAACTAGACGGGAATATCCATCAGTTAAACGTGAAAACTTAAATGAGCTTAAATCATTGTTAATTGGCCGTATCCTAGCTGCTGAACTTGACACAATTCATGCACCAAACCCAAACCAGTTTTGTAGATGGTGCCATTATCGTAAAGACAATGGTGGTCCTTGCAAATGGTAAAAGTTCTTGAAAAACAGCTGGAACGCCATTTTAGCCAAGAATGCAAACGTCTTGGCATTACATCAATTAAACTACATTTACGGTTTTCTACTGGATGGCCAGATCGTATTGTGGTCACAAACAAAAACGTCCTATGGATAGAACTAAAAACATTAACCGGTATGCTTAGTCCTAGACAAGTGGTCGTTCATGAGTTACTTAAAAGCTTAAATCACAAAATTCTTGTTTTACGAACTAAAGAGGAAATCACAAATGTACTGGAGTCCACACAACTACCAAACAAAGGCCGTAAAGTTTCTAGTAGAAAACGGCTCAGGCCAGCTTTGGCTGGATCCCGGACTGGGGAAGACCAGCATCACACTGCAAGCCTTGAAGATTCTAAGGTCAGCTAAAGCTATTAACAAAGTACTTGTATTGGCTCCATTACGACCATGCTATGCTGTATGGCCGCAAGAAGTATCTAAATGGGAAAACTTTGAGGACCTAACCATCAGTGTGCTTCATGGACCAAATAAAGACAAATACTTGCAGGATAAATCATTCATTCATGTGATTAACTTTGAAGGACTTCAATGGCTAATCAAGAATGTACCTTTGCTTAAACAGCATTTTCCATATGATGCATTGATTGTGGATGAGATTAGCTATCTTAAGAACACAAGAACAGAAAGATTTAAATCACTTGCACCTATGCTAGATTTATTTAAACGTCGGTTTGGTTTAACAGGCTCACCAGCCCCGAATAGTTTAATGGATATATTTGGACCGCAATTAGTGATCGATCGTGGTGCCACATTTGGCAGGTTTATCACTCATTTTAGAACTACGTACTTCTACCCAACGGGCTATGGCGGCTATTCATGGGAGCTTAAACAAGGCATGGACACAGTGATCTATGATAAGCTATCGAATAAAGTTTTACGCATGAAAGCTGAAGACTATCTTGACATGCCTGAATTGATCATAAACAAAGTATATGTTAATTTGCCAAGTAAAGCAAAGAAGATGTACAAAGAGCTTGAAGATAAACTATTGCTTGACATTAACGATAATAAAGTGACAGCATCAACAGCTGCGGTAGCCGTTGGTAAATGTCAGCAAATTGCCAATGGGGCTATTTATCTTGATGGTGAAGACAAAGATGTGCAATACATGCATGATGAAAAATTAAATGCAGTTGAGGAACTGGTTGAGGGTTTAAATGGTAAGCCATGTCTAATTGGTTATCATTTTAGACATGACTTAACACGGCTTCAAAAGCTTTTTCCTAATGCACCGCATATCGGCTCCGGTGTTACCGGTAAAGATATGCAAACGATCATTGATGATTGGAACCAAGGTAAGCATCCAGTTTTATTGGCACACCCACAAAGTGCAGGCCATGGTCTTAACTTACAAGGTGCGGGCTATGCTGTTATTTGGTTTAGCAATACATGGTCATTGGAAATCTATGAGCAGTTTATAAGACGCTTATGGCGCCAAGGGCAGAGGAACAATATCATTGTTCATCAAATTATTGCTAAAGACACCATTGATGAAGCAATTGTCAAAGCTATTCATAGCAAAGACAAAACACAACAAGCTTTAATGAATGCCATTAAAGATTATGCAAATAAAAGTCCAGAGACTGAAAATAAGTTAAGTAAACTGTTTACTTATGTCAAAAGCATGGTATAATGTAATTGTTTACTTGTTAAACGCTTAATTCTAAACTTCAAAGGAACTCAAATGCAAACATACAAGACTTCTAAACTAATCCCTAAGTACATTCCAAAAAAGTACAGCAACTATATTGAAGACTGGTCCGATGAACGTAACTATGGCAATGGTTATATCATTACATTAGTTGGTAAATGTATTGACGGCCCAGGTGAAGGCAATGGCGATGATTGTAGTCATATGTTTGGTGAAGATTCTATTGAAGGTGTTCTTAATATCATAAAAATGGCATATACATGCAAATGTAACGTATGTGAAAGCCTTAAACTCAACTGAAAGGAAATCATGAAACCCATTAACCGTAATCCATCTGTTTATATTGCATCACCGTTCTTTAATGAACGTGAAGTCACAGTCGTAGAAAACATCAAAGATATTCTAAAACGTAATGGCCTATCTTACTTTAGTCCAAAAGATGATATGCTATATGACCCACATACAATGACACCTGCCGATGTTTTAAAGGTGAATATACAGGCTTTGTACAACACTGACTTAACGGTTTGTGTAACCGACGGTAAGGACCCAGGAACATTGTTTGAAGCCGGTTGGTGTTATGGCCAAGGCATACCTATCATTTACATCTGGCTAAGCGGTAAAGAAGGTCAGAAATTTAATTTAGTGCTGGCCGCATCAGGCGCAGTTGTTCGGTCTTATGACCAACTAGACCAAGCGCTAAAAGAAATCAAGCAATCAGGTACATTTGAGGCTAAAAACTGGTCGGAGGAGGCAATGGACTATGAGTAACTTTAAAGACCCTGAAGATGAAGAGTTTGAACGTATTGCTCAACAACAAACAAGAATAAACACAGACATGAAGTTCTTATCAGAAGAATTACGGAATGCAGTGCTTGAAGAGGTTGCACAAGAGTTTGACAAAATGATGTTTGGCAATACCTCACAATCATTTGCAGCATTTGTAAGGAACATGAAAAAATGAATGAAGTAAATGAAAAGTTCTTCATGGAAAGCTATACATTGGAGCACACCAAACGGTATAGCATGAAACCTGTCATACTCCAAGAAAGCGTGGCAACACATAGCTATTTTGTGGCTCTTGCTGTTATGCTTCTTAGAGCTGATTATCGGTTTGATGTGGATAAAGCAATTAAGATTGCTTTATGTCATGACCTTCCAGAGATGTACATATCAGATGTCAACCATTTGGTCAAAAAGCAGTTTCCAAATGTTGCCAAAGCATTAAAAGAAGCTGAGCACCAAATTGCTGATGACATGATCCCATTCAGGCTTAGTCATTATGTTAGAGAATATCATGATGATTCACCTGAAGCATTGGCAGTCCATTATGCAGATGCCTTGCAATGCAAGCAGTATGCAGACAATGAGATCCAACTAGGCAATCAAGGCTACATGACCGATGTCTATAGGAATAGTTGTAAAAGACTATACGAACTTGAGGCTAAACTTCAACCTTACAAGGTATAACCATGAAAACGACAGATCAAATTCTAGAGCAGCGAGGCGCAATTTACGGTAATTTTTTCGGTGGGATAACATTGGAGGCACAAATCCTTTCATTGATAGCTGAGAGGCACGAGTTCGAAACAGGCGAAGCTATGGCCCCTGAGTTCTATTTATTCTTTTCGAAAATTGCAATGAAACTTTCTAGATTGTCAGTTTGCCCTGACCATATAGATAGTTGGACAGACATTGCCGGATATGCTAGGTTAGTAGAGATTCATTTAACACAACTTCAAGGAGAAAACGATGCCCAAAGTCAACAAGAGTCAGATGCCACAATTACAGAAGATGCACACAACACTGAAGTTCGGACAAAAACCCGGACCCGTAGAGTTCGTAAATCAACTGGAGAACATTGATGTACAACTGGTCCATGCACCAACAATACCTGAATTTAGAAAGACTATTGCAGTATTTCTAATGAATACATGGAATGATAAGATTCAATGGGACTTCCCTGAGGAAGATATTAACCAAACCATTGATGAACTATTCCGTTATGAATTACTACCCACTGCAATGGAAACGATCAACATCACATGGTCCGTCAATGGCATGGATATGATTGACACTACCCACTTAATTAGGCATAGACTATTTAGTTTTGCAGCTCAAGTGCATGGTGACCGTGATATGCGTGATGACCGTGTGATGGTAAAGCCTAGTATTATGGCTAATCCGGAGTTCTTTGAGCGTTATAAAAGGATCACTGAAGATGCTAGACAACTTTATATCGATATGCTTGATAGCGGTCTTGTTCACGGTCTTGATACCCGTACAATTATGCCTCGTAATTTTGAGCATTTTTATATGGTTCGTTGCACGATTAAAGACCTTATTGGTTATTGCATTATGCGTGGGGATGAACAGATCCAAACAACGGTCGACAACATTATCGCAATGAAGTTATGGCTTGAGGTTCTAAAAGTTTATCCGTTCCTTAAAGGATTGGTTGACTTTAGAAAGCCTGATGCTTTTTATCAACGCCAATGTGCTAAGGGTAAAACAAACATTTTCCCACCTAATGCAAAGAATGATAACTTTGATTGGTGTGAAGAACAGTTTTACCACAACAAAGGTCGTGATGAATATGCAGGTAGTGATACGTACTTAAAAATACGTGAAGATTTGCTTAATCAAATTGATTCTATTGAGAAGAAATACATATGATCCGATGGCAAGAAGTTCATGATAGTCTTAAAGCTCTCAAACTATATGAAAGAAAAGCATTGTTTAGAGAGTTTAAAGACCTTCATCCAAACTGGTCGCCTGCTACATTTGACGCCTTAAGTGCCGTGGTTGTGCGCTTATGGCGCCAAGTGGATGCATGCAAAACTTATAATATTAGAAAGCAAGCGCTTAACCGTAGCGTTAGACACTATCGCTTCTTTATATCAAGGAAAAAGAATGGTAATTGATGAATCACAAATTAAACAGGCTTTTGATGAGTGGGTTGACCTGCTTAAACACACGCACAATGAGGATCTCCTTGAAGACCCTTACTCTGTTTGGCTAGAAGCATTTCATGTGGCACATATGCTGTCCACAGATACGATTAAATTACCTAGAGGGTGATGCCGGAGTTTTTGAGGCTTCATAAGCTGATAAGCCAGCTTCTGGGATTGTTGATGCAAGTGCACCAAGTGATCTAACTGCAGGATTAGGGTACATCATGGCAAGACCACCTAAGCCAGAGATAGTATGAACAGCTGCAGGACCATAGTTGCGCTTTTGTAATTCATTCCAAGCTTCCATTAGTCTACCGCCAGCTGTGGCTCCACCTGCCATTGGGCCGATTCTTCCCATTACGCGGCCTGCT